CCAATCCGTTACGGATGGGAGATGTCGCATCACCGGTTAGGTAAGCCGCTTTAATATCGGACGTTTTCAGCAAGGACATAGCCCATACCGGCAGCATAATGAAACGGCCAGCATCCGGAATGTTCTGCTCATCGAGCACAGCGCCCCAGTTGATGATATTCGCCACGATGTTGGCACGAGTCAGCTCCAGGTTGCCTCCTAGCTCTCCTAGCTTGTATCCGCCGCTGATGATACCAGCGTCGTTGCCTTGGTTCTTAGCGTGGGAGAGCCGTGGGAAATCCGCAAGAGCTTCACGCTCTACGTGGATTTTCATCTGCTCAGCCGCATCGTCCGTCCATTGGTTCGCATAGTTCTTGATGTCCGTTTGAGCATCATCTACGTCGTCCGTTACGAAGGACCAATACTTACCATGGTCAATCGGTAGCTCAACGTGGCCCGTTTCAGGGGTTTCGTTGCGCAGCGTCTGACCTTTCTGGTAGTCGCGGATCGTGATATCCGGCGTAGTGCGGATCTTGACGGTATCGCCGTATGCCTTGATGTCCCCTTCATAATCAGTGTTGGAAATTGCAGCGAGTTGACTTTTTGCATAGAACTTCGCCAGCAATTTACCACTGAAGATGAGAGGGATATACTGCATGGTCTGGCTTCCAATATTCCGGAAACCAGGTGCTGTTGGGATTTGTGATCCATATTCAGCCATTGTATTTCTCCTTACTCTCTGACCTTCATGACCGCTCCACAGGAATCCCCCGCCAGCTCATGCTAACCGTCGAAAACCATCAGGCCCTCGTCGGCGGCGCGATCAAATTCGGACTCAAGTTTAGCGAGATCCTCATACGTGATCTTGCCTAAGGCAGCATCCTGATACGCCTTGCGCACTTCGGATTGCTTAACACGCCTTACCTTAGTCCTGCCCGAGGCTGTACCCTTTCCTCCACCCACTGCGGCAGGAGCAACTTGCCCCGCGACGCGGTCGGATGGCTTCTTGGCATCAAGCCCCGCCTCCTTACGGTAGAGGTTGAACAGATTGGCAACCGCCTCGGCGTCTCCACGCTGAACAGCGGCAGCTCCTAGGTCGCGGTAGGTGAGTCGAGACACGTTGTCCGTACCAGAGAGGAAGGCGACCCATCCCGGGTCCTGCGCGGCATTCGCCTCAGCAGCCCCTGGTGCGCGTCGATCCACTTCGGTCCAGAACTTAGCAGCGGCTGCATCGGCTTGCGCCTGTCTCAGTCGCTCCATCTCCTGCTCGATCTGGTCTACCTGCGCCTTCAGTCCCTGCGTCCTATTGTCCACCAGCGTCTCGGCGACTCCTCGGCTCAGTCTGGATTGGAAGTCCAGCGCTTCGGGGTCTATATCCTCCAGCTCTTCAGCTGTGAGATATTTGCGAGATGCTTCAGGATCATTCGCCAGTTGCTCCTTGAGCTCGTTAGCCCGGTCGACCTGCTCACGCAAAGTGTCGTTCTCGGACTCAAGCTCGCGAATCTTGGCGGCGTATCGCGGAACCTCAGCATCGTATTTGCCTTGAAGAACAGAGAGCGCATGCTCCATCTTCTTCATCCGTTCGTCCCCAGTCTGTACTGGAGGTTCTTCCGTTTTGGTTACCACCGAGGGGGTCGCTCCCTCTGGACCATTCATCAGATCGTCTCGCGTATTGGCCGCCGTTGCCGTAGCGTTTTCCGCCGGTTCGCCTTCAGGGGCGAGTCGTTCGGAGCGCGACTTCTCAATGGCTTCCAGCGCAGCGTCTGCTGCCTGTTCCTGCTGTCGAATAGCTCTAGGCATTTTGCCCATCTTATCCTCCTGTGGCGAGCCGTCTCCGGTGTTCGCCGTTGCTTTCACTGATGATCGAGCTAGGTGTTCCTTGCTGGAGCCTTGCTCAATCTGTCAAAAACCTTTTGCAACTTCGATAGGGTCTTAGCGCACCCCTGATTCAATGTCAAGTCGCGGGCTTCCAAATCATCATTCTCCTTACGGGTTACCTCCAGAGAGTGATTGATCCATTCCTGTATCGTTTGAAACCGCGGGTCCCCCTTTAGGGACTCCACTGCCCGGGACACGGGCTCCGGTATCCTTTCTGGTATCATTGTTTCCTACCTCTTTGGTTGTGTCCAGATGCAGCTTAGCCACCGTGTCGATATCATCCGACATGCGTTGGGCCTCCCGATCGGAAAGCTCACCGGCTAATTTGTCGCGCTCCAGTTGGATCTTATCCATGGCCACTTGATAATCCTGCTGCATACGTTGCGCCCGTAAGTCGAGTTCCTTCATGGAGGCTTGGGCCTCGGCACTCGCCTTACCTGAATCCGTCTGCGCCTTAGACGTCTTAGCCGCGGCATCGGCCTCGGCCTGCTTAGCCTTGGCCGCGGAGGCGGCTTGGGCAGCCTGGGCATTGGCTTTGCGCTCGGCTTCGTCCTGAGCGACCAGTTCGTCGATCTCGGCATCAGACAGCGTCATACGATGGCCTTCTCCTAGCTCCAGCGTCTCGGCGACCGCTCGTAGCATCTCAGCACGGTTGCGGGCGCCCACCAGCTTGAGGTCGACCGGATTGTTCGTCACATTGAGATACTCGATACGCCGTTGAGCCAGTTGCTCACGAACCACCCTAGCCACAGCTCCTGTAGCCACGACTCGGGCATCGCCCTTAATGTTGGGGTCGTCCACAAACCGCATGTCCCACTCAGCGAGTCGTTGCATGCACGGGCCGACGATCTGGTCATGAATCCGACGCACGACCCTTTTAACACTCTTCGACGCTCCCGCCATAATCATGCCCAGGCCAGACGCGGTGCGACCGGCAGAACGAGACATGTCCGCGTCGAACTGTGGCAGGCCGGTGATCGAGTCGGCCTGCGCCGCATATTTGTCGTAGATCGTATTAAGCTCTGTGGCGATAGACGGGATGACGAAAAACTTAATGGGGTCGAGGGTGGAGTTGCGCTCGTTGGTGAATTGCCACAACTTAAGACTGTAAATCTCTTCGATGTCCTCCCCCTCGGGGATTCGATCCACATCCGTGATGAACGCCTGCGGACCCGACGCGAACCCCATGTTGCGCACCATGGATCGAAGCGAACCATCACACACATCCTGCAGGGCCCAGATCTGCTGGGGGATGCCCATGCTCCATATCGCCCCGGGTCGGTTTTTCCATGAGCAGACATAATACGGGTTGCGTCCCAGCGGATCATCGTCAATCGCAGCGCGAATCACCGGGCCGCCAGGCGCACTAAGCACCGTGCAGTGGTATTGCTGCGATCGCTTAATCATCTTGCCGTCGGGTGCCTTCTCCAAGCCGTACTGAATCAACAGCGCTCCTGGTACGGTGCCGTGGAACTCCAGGCACTCCACCACGCCGGACATCGCATCGGTCAAGTCGTGGAAGTCTCCACCGTGTGTGACGTCCAGCTTGTCGTCCACGTCCGACGAATCCCCGGTTCCGTTGGTCTGCGGAGGGTTAAGCAAATCCTCGATCGCCTTCTCGGAATATCCAGGACGGTCCGCAAGAGTCTCCAGCTCGTCCTTAGCGATCCACACCCGTTCCACCATGGGGCCGGGGCCTTCAGGGCCTTCGCACAGCGGCGGGGGGTAGAAATCGTGGGGGTCCACTCGGCGGAACACCGGCATGTCCTCGGTGTCTACCTTGAGCTCCCCCTTCTCACTCCAAGTCGTAGATGGGCGGGACTCGATGATCGGCCCCTTCATAATCGCGGCAGGGTATGCCACCAGGTCGTCGAGGAACATGGCCATCTGCTCGTCCCATCCGCCCAGTTCGAGCTGGTCCCGCATGAGGGACTCTAGGTTGGTAGCCCTCTCAGCCAATATGGCGCCCGCTTTGCGCCGGGTGTGGGCCTTCACCAGATCGAGCACATGCCCCGCCACCTGTGGCGCGTCCTCTGGGGGTACCTGCCCTTCGGTGATCTTCTTATCGGCGTAGGCCATCGCCACACCCTTGAGCTTCGTAATGAGCTGATCCGTGAGCTCAGGCACGGGAGATGGAGTCAAGGACCAGGTAGAATCATCCGGTCCAGGAACAAACACATCCACCAGTAGAGATTCAGCCGCATCGCACTTGGCCATCGTCAACGGAGATCGAATCAGCGGTTCGCTCTGCGCCGAAAGCCGGGCCGCCTTGGTGTCCGTATAGCGAGCCGCCCTACGCGCTACAACGTCCCGGAGCAGGTCGTCAATACCTTCCGACTCCCGATGGTCCGCGTTTCGGTGGTACGCCTGATCGACGAGCGCTGAAAGCCGATTGATCTCCACCTCAGGGGCTTTTACCGTGCCTCGCTTCCGCTCATCCTCGGCTCGCTTGGCGGCGGCCGCCGTTTTGACGGACACCAAGGCGTGATTGCCTAGTCGCAATTCACCGGGAGGTGCTTGGGTTGGCGGAGCGGGGGGCAGGGCTTGTCCAGCGGCGTTCCCTGGGGCTGCAATGCTCATATTATCCGGCATGATCGTCCTCTTCGTCCTCTCGGACTATCCTAAAGTCTACCTGCTCGTTGACCGCCATCTGGATGGCTTGTAGACTCTTGTAAAGCGAAGTGGCCACTCTGTCAAGCTCGCCGATGAACCCGATGAGCTCCGTCTCGTTCATGTCGTAGGTAGGCTTGCCGCCTAACGAGCATCGCATCCCATTATTAAAATCGCCTGGAATCTCAGACGGGCGGTTCTCTTCCAAATCTTCATAACATTCCGGTGTCTCTAGTACGTCCATGGTTTCCTCCTCAGGGGGCGAGCCGCGGATCGCGACGACCGCGAACGCATGGACGACCGCCCCGTAAATGGGTCTTCCTCTAAACCCCCGTGGCCGGTTCGGGCATAGAGGCAAAGGTATTGTAATGCGTCTTGACAATTCTTTACGAGTATTCCATTCGCATAGAAACAATGGAGTTCTGTTACTGTTATATCATACACCGGACAGCTCTTTACTCCTCGCTCTATTCCGACAACCCCTACTGCAGAACCTAGCTGTGTAGTATTTGTTAATGATGAACACCTCCCCGCATAGCTCGCAAACTCTCTCAACATCGTCGACTCCCGAGATGCGCCTAGCGGCTGTTTGGCATCTCGCCGAGCAGAACCCGCGCTTTGCGTATCCCACTTTGACTTCATACGCTCTTCCGCAATGGGTACATGTTCTGGTCTCGAACTCCCGGCGGGCAGCCGCTTCTCTCGCATGCTTGGCGTGCCAAGCCCGGCCTTCCTCCGAGGCGTGCCATTCTTTGGCTGCCTGTTGTGCCGCCTTGATTCCACGCATAGCACTTTCTGGATCTGAAAGAACTCGTTTTCTTGAATGCAGTCGAGCATGTAGCCCAAGCCTAACCAAGTTGAGATTTTCGATTCTATTGTCAGATTTGTCTCCATTGCCATGATGCACGCAGAATCCTTTAGGGATCTCGCCTTTTTCAGCAAGCCATACATCACGATGGAGATACGTTCCTCCATGTTCGATAAAATCGCTTTTCCAATATCCATCGGGCTTTTGG